CCTGTCAAGTTTAGTGGTTCAAACGAACCATCACCTATTACAACAATATCACTTGCCAATACAGTTGGCTTCACACGCATATCAACGTTCAGGTCAATGTAACATATCAAGGCGTTAATTTCCCTGTAACACCTCCCTAACATGGAAGGTCCTGCCACTAGATATCTCTCGCCTTTTAATTCTTCTTCCGTCTTGAACGGTTTTTCGTATGCACTTGCATTGAACCCACCCTCAAGCTTTAATCCTCCGAACGTCTGAGTTTCTGTTGTGCTTCCAAAACGAATAAAACCATCTCCAGGGGAAGATGTGTTATACGTAGTAAAAGTGTGCGAACTCCCTGCAGATATAGTAGCATCGTCTCCATTACCATCAGAAACAGATAAAGGGCCAAAACGAACAGATATCGTCATAACGAGAGAATTTTCATGTTCTATCATCTCGTCGTTTTTTTGACCTAAAACAAGATCTTTTATCCTCAAACAATCAGGTGCCAATTCCACTAACTCAGGAGCAGCCCCAACTGCCATAACCTTAAACCCGTCCCTTATGTACTGACCGACAGTATAGGCGGTGGCACCTCTTCGATTTATCTCAAACTGAGTGTTCATTAGCAGGTTTCTTCTACTTGATTCAGAAGATGCTGCGCTATTTGCGGCTAAAACTGCGCTATCTTCAGCCTTTGTGGCATGATGTAAGGCTGAGTACTTTCCTACTTCTACGGTTACATCTTCTGCTTTTTCGGCCCATTCTTCCGCTCTACCCTGTGCGAATTGAGCGTTAACAAGAGCTTCGTCAGCAGCAATAGCAGAAGAAAGTGAATTGTTTGGATATGTAGTAGCCCACCCTTCCGAGTCAATAGCAGACTGTGACGCAGCACCAGCACTATCACTTGCAGCAAGCGCAGAAGCCTCAGCATCGATAACAGCTTGCCGAGCATCAACGGTAGGAGAAACAATCTGGAAAGACCCAGACAAATACTTCAACATTACAAAGTAATTTATTTTCAATTCATCAGCATCAACGGGCCTGCCACCAAGATTTACGATCGGCACAACACCAAGAGTATTGACATCTATTGTGCTTGGCCCGGTATTTGTGGCTGAAGGCTTTAGCCAAACAGTTAGCCCGTCAACATATGCTGCAACAGGTATGGCAAGTGTGACAATATAAGCATTTGCTACACCAGTTTCAGGGCCGTACTTTAGCTTATTGTCTGTTCTGATATCATCAACAAGTAAATCCTGTTGCACGTCCATGCTTGTCAAAGGGTTGTTCAAATCATCGGCATAGACAACATCGCCCTTTTGTACCAAAAAACCGTCTTTATCGAAATAATAGCTCATATCAGTATGCTCTCCCCAAGACGACATAATCAAGCAGCAAAGCATGAAAGCCGAAAGGTTTATCGTATTTTGTAGTAAAATTAACAAGAAAACTAATGTTCGTCCCGACACCATCAAGAAAATCCTCAAGCTCTGTTATCGGTTGAGCAGAGTACACAAACTCTCCATATTGAAAATCATCGTCATACAGACCGCCACCACCCTCAAGCTTTACATCTTCACTGGTAACACCTTTTGGTAGCTCGAAAGAACCGTTTGAGAAAGAACAATTGTAAGATACTGAACTTTGATTACTGAGAAGTAAAGGCGATGCCATTTGAAAAGAAAACCATGGAAATCGTTTCCAGTGCCTGGGACTACCACAATGAAAATATGGAATCCTGAATGCACCGGCAATTTCCTCCTCTCCGAAAGTACCACCAGAATCAATTTTCCACACATTACCATCTGCGCCACCACCGTAAATATACTCTATACCATCATCGTCAATAGCTGACCATGTACAAAGAATTTTAACAGGGTAACGACCTGGCATGCAGGCAGAGACTTTTAAACCGTCAAATGAAACTGACAAGAAATCTCCAGATTCAAAGAACAACCTGTATTGAGCTTTTTTCTTACATATTAAGTTTGCGGTAGAACTCTGAACTCGCCTATCTAAGTATGGTTGGATTTGAGGGGCTATTGGTTGGTTGAAGAAATCTCCAAACGCCTGAGATGTGGACAGACTAGAAAGCACTGTTCCGTTAATGAAAACCATGTCGTCTTGACCGGCTATAGTGTTTTCCATACCACCAATAGTTGACTTGTAGCGCCTGAAACTCCATGGCGTAACACCTATCGCCTCACTATCTGGGCCGTTACCTGACAATACCCACAATGATTTTGCACCAACAACAATAAGGACACTGTTTTGTCCCATGTGAAGTTTGTTTATTTTTTCACCAGAATTCCACTCTGTTGAATAAAATGCAGAGAAAATTAGGACATGATTTAGTAATCCAGCTGTTGGCCCGGCAGAACAAACAAAAACACCACCAGGGAAACTTAGCCATAGCCTTTCGTCCTTATTGGCAATGTGTGTTGGAAAGAGCCCATCCATGATACCTGGCTCTTGAATTATTGGAATGAAATCTGTACCGTCAAACTCGAAGGCATAATTAAACCCATCGCATCCATATATAGCCTCACGATCAAGGTTCGAGTAATAATTAAACCTAAAATTCTCAACAATACCACCTGAATTCATGCCGACAATGGACGAGTCTCCACTTTGAGTGGCTATAGTACCGTTTATAGATGTTATCGTCGCTGTATCAAGGAACGAACCTATTGATATTTCCACAACAATATAACCTGTTACCTGGTCAACTGGTAATGCTTCGTCCCAACCACCACCCCACTCAACAAAAGAGACTATTGTCCCGGTTCCAGAGCTTGCACCAGACGCAGAAATTGAATCACCTTTGACAAACCCATCTTTATCTACGTCGTACCCTTCGGTAAACTTCACTACCTGAAATTGAATCACCTTTGACAAACCCATCTTTATCTACGTCGTACCCTTCGGTAAACTTCACTACCTGATAAGCAGCATTGTTTATTTTGGTAATTTTTTCCCAACCTGTTGCCGTAGTTTTCCACAGGTTCAACTTTCCGTTTTCTGTCACATCTTCACGGAAGCCATAAACAATCCCGTCAAGTCTGAAAACGCCAACAAGTGGCCCAAATCCTTCAGGAGTTGATATGTGGCCACGGGCAATCTCAACAGCAGTGGCGTATAATTCTGACCGCCCATCAACGTCCTCACCGAATGTGGAAGTTGATGGTTCGGTCATTGTAAGAGTGGTTGCGCCGCCATCGAGAACCGTTACTTCGTTCTCCACTATGGCAGCAAGCCCACCCGGGCAATAAATATAAGTTTTACCATCAGCACCGGTATTGTCCCGCAAAATATAGATAGAATAACCTGTGCCATCAAACTTATCTCCTTCGCTTATTGAATCAGAAGGATCAGTTTCAACACGTAAAACCACAGCTTCGCTCGGCAGTGGATGGCCATCAACTGCTTCTATCCCCTCGTTCCTTGAATAACCATCAATACCAGCAATTGATTCCATGTTAAGCGACATTGAAAGATTACCAGGATCTGTGAGAATTGGAGTTTTTGTCTGGCTCACTCCACCACGCAGTGCAATTAATTTACTGTCAGGCTGTCTCATTACCATTACATTGGCACCTGAACAAGCATAGCTTCCTGCTCGCTTGTCTCTGTTCTACGATTTGGAAGCTCTGAAGATTCAAGGGTGTCGAGCATCAGCTTATATTCTGCAACAGAAATATCAAACAATCCTTGGTCGTGCATGTGTTTGAAATAGAACCATTTTGCCCTGGTAACAATTATGTACCTGAATTTTTCAGGTATCAAAGAAAGAGAATTATCCTGTACCATCCTGGTTGGTGCCAACCAGTATTCTGCTCTAACTTTTGGGCCTGGTGTTGGAATTACTGGTATAGGGTCAAAATTTACTGTTCTGTCTGGACGAACTGCAACAGATGTCGGATCGCCAGTTGTCTGGCCTATCGCTAGTATTCTGTTTCTGAAATCACGCCATTGTTTGTATTCCAAAAGCGTGGCGCTTTGCGACCCAAAATTAAAGTAGAAACTCATCCTATCCCAGTTACCAAACAAATCAGGTGGGGGATAATTGTTCCTCCCGTCTTCAAGCTCCCACTCGTGCTCACGCCAAAGAAAATTCCAATCCTCATTCTCTTTCTGGATCTCGATGTCTGCTAAGGCGATCCAATTAACTATCTTGCTCATCATACCGGTTTGACCAATAACGGAAACCGGGCCATTGCCAGAAATTCCGACATCCTGACTTAGCTGTTTGCAAAGATCTAAGTTGGTAATCAAATCGCCCATATTTTATTTGCCCTCTTCTTTAGGTGGCAGCATGTCAATCGTTGCCTGCTCTCGGAAGTCACGACCTGCCTTGTCTCTGATATGATCGGGAATGTTTGGCTCTGCAAGGGTTGTTCCTGCGAGGATTTTATTTATTGCCTGCCTGGAACTATTAAAATTTCTCATAAGAGCCGAAACGCTTTTTCCTTCCTGGCGTTCTCTGCGAATGTTACGGGCATCTGCAAGGCAAAGTCGAAATTTTCCGTCAGTCTTTTGCTCTGGCTTAGAGTGGACTCGATTTAAATCTTCTTCTTTCTCGCCGGCAACAGGAGCTTCAGGGTCATACTCTGCAGATAAAGCATCAATGTCTACCGGCTCAGGCTTTGGTTGAATCTTTTCTTCAACTACAACAGGCAGTGGCTTGTTCTCCTGAACGTGATTAGAGAAGGTGAGCATATTGCCATTGACTGTTTTCTTATCTGTGGACTGTTCCACCTCTAACATCCCAAATGGCCTTCCGTCCTGCCTAAAAAGAATTCCATCTTGAAGGTATCTAGCCGCATCTTTTCTTTGGTGCTGAACAGTAAATGGCTTTGTTTTATCTAGCATCATCATGGTAAAATTCCAATATTTTTTAAGGTTTATGTTTAAATATTAATACATACCTTCGTAATACCCTGGTGGTTTTTCACCCCTTGGCCTGATCTCTTCCCTTGCATGTTCACGGCCGCCGTGCGACTCGTGCATATTGTACAATGGTTCTCGGCACACTAAACCGTCTTTTCGCAAGTCTTTATCGCTCTCGTCTGTCTTGGCAAGATTTTCTTCAAATCCAAACGGATGGTCAACAACACTAATTCTTCTATTTTTGTGAATCATTTTTTTCTCCAAAAAAAAGGCAAGAACAAGCGAATGCTATCCTTGCCTTTTTAGGGTATAAAAGTCAAATATCTACGTATTACCGGTTAGCAAAGTTTGAATTTGCCACGGTCGGTGCTGATATTTTCTTTGGTCTTCAGCGGAATGGTAGACTTTTTGATTTCGCCACGGGGTTTTTTCTGGGTAATCGTGGTTTTCTCAGTAAGTCCAAGTTTGTCAATAGAAGCCATGTCTTTTCCTCCTTATGGATTCTTTTTTATAGATCATCAGGTGGATAATATAAGTTAAAATTTACTATATCACCACCTGATGTCATTGTCACGTTAATGGGAAAAAATTAAGCAGATGCTTCTCTTGATCCCCATTTGACTACACGGTTTTGAACTGCTCCGGCAACATTGTGAACAATACCGAAGCCGTTAATAGCGTACCAGGCCACACCTTTCGAGCGACCGTAATCGCCAGGAATTTTTCCACGAATCTCTTCAGGGATGATAATTCCTTCCATTACTGTATCTTCACCGAAGAAATAACATTCATCAGACTTAAGCTTGTTCCAGCCAGCGTTGATAATGGTGGTCTGCTCAAAGAAACGGCAGCCGTCATAAGACCGGCCAATCTCGCCATTAAGCATCATACCAAAGCCCATATCAACGTAAATGGATTTTGCTTCAAGGTCGATGCGGAATTGCTCGAAACTTTTCGGACGACCAATGCACATATAATTGGATCCGTCAAATGCAGGAATATTTCGTTCCTTCATCTCAAGG